CTCATGGTGCTTGCTCTTGCGGTTGAAAAGTCGATGGAAGGATTATCACACAGCTTATTCAGTAAAACAGGCCTTGTGATAAAAATTTTCTGCCTTGGTCTTGTGGACCCACGCTGCGCGCTGGCGGCCGGCTATCTTCTGGGCCAAGCTGGCGGGGATTCCGACCACGTCCGCAGCGCGGGACGGCGGCCAGCCGGTGGACAGCATGACCTTCAGCGCGTGCTGGGTGCTCGAGTCGACGGTCCTGCACAGGAGCTGCTTGCGCAGGCAGTCCAGGTATCCGGCGGCCAGGTCGCGGCGCGTCAGGTCTGGTGCGATGCCGCTGGTCTGCAGGGTCTTCATGCTGACCTCCGATCGAACTCGGACTCACCCATGGCGGGCGTGGACAGGGCTACCACTGCGTCGGCTTGCGCCTCGGCCAGGCGGATCTCGGCGCCGCGGGCGTTGCGGCGGTTCTCATCGATGGTCGACGCGTACGAGTAGGCGACGCGGCGCGCGGCCCGGGTGTAGTTCTCGACCGCGATCGACAGCTTGCGCAGCGCGTCCTCGTGGCTCAGTCGCGCGCGGATGGTGTCCCCAGTGTTCGGGTCGATGTGGGCGATCGATTCGCCGATGGTGCGGGGAATGTTCATCTCGATGCTCCCCAGTAGGCGGACAGGACGGGTTGCTTGGCGGCCGGCAGGCGCTGGCACGGGTTGGCCAACAGCCAGCGATTGCCGAGCTCCTCGATGTGCGCCTTGGCGCGGCGCTCGTTGCGCTCGCGCAGGCACTCGAGCTCTGCGTCGGTGACGGGCTTGCGGAGGATGTTCATGACCCCTCCGGCACGGTGTGGACGATCGCGCTGGCGAGCGGGCCGAGCCACTGCGCGAAGCTACGCGCTGCGCTGGCCGACGGGAGCTTCTTGCTGCGGCGGATGCCGATCAGCGAGGTGTACTC